TGTTCACCCGCCGTGGTACCTATCGCAACTGAATAGGAACCCTGGTTTATTGACCCAGGGGATGTACCAATCGCAACAGAGTAAGAACCTTGACTGGTGTTCCCGGCGCTCACACCAATAGCAACCGCGCTTGTTTTTTGGTTACTTCTCCCCGCAGCCCCCCCAATTGCAACTGAAAGAGAACCCTGTCCAGACCTCCCAGCCTCTGAACCTATAGCGATTGAGGCTGTGTTCTGTCCTGTCTCTCCAGACAGTTCACCAACCGCAACAGCATTAGATAACTGTAACGTCGAACCAGCATTCTTACCTATAGAGACACTGTATAACCCGGATAGAGTCCCCGCATTACTACCAATAGCAACGCCATCCAGGCTAGCCTTTGTGGACCTTCCAATTGACACGGCATTTGCCTGTGTCGCGCCAGAGTTTACACCAATCTTGACCACACCTTGCGAAAGTGTACCAGCGTGACCAAACCCAATTGAAACTACATTTGCAGCAGCTGGAGTACCAGCGGATGTACCTATCACCACAGACTTTTCACCAGCCTGGGTGGTAGACGACCCGATGGTCACGCGATCACCGCCACCCTGAAACCACACATTTGATTGTGTAAGTATCTTGGAACCTCTGCCAAGACCAAAGGTGTTGCTTGTCGTGTCAATGTACATATTCTCGCCACTATTTGGACCAATCTGGAAGGTCTTTTCAGGGTTGTATCCAGCCATTATACCAACCTTGGCAACCGCGTCAGGTGAAATAACTATTGTGTTACCAGTCGGCTGAGTATTCATATGGAGCATAACATTCTGAACATCCGCCGTGAGCGTACCATTCTGTGGGTTTCTACAGGTAAGAGTCATTGAACCGCCACCCTGACTTGCGTTGAATGGAGTTGATTGAATAACCTTGAGTGTCGCCAATGTATGATTCGTTGTATCAACCTTATTCTTAAACTTGAGATTGACAACATCTGTACCAGGGACATTATCGCTGTTTGAACTCACAAAGTTGACATTGCAGTCTGACCCAGACCCGTTTTTCGCCCCCAAAAACTGAACATTTGTCTCAGTGCTTACTGGCTGGATATTAAAGTCTGTTGAATCAAATGTAATTTCGGGGCCGGCATTTGAAAAGTGTAGGGTGCTAGGTACAAATGTTATGGTTTGAGAATTTGCCGTCATGACGTTCAGAACATCAAGGTTTGATTTCACTGTAAAAGTGACATCCCCATTTGGTACTATCGAGTTTGAAACTAGCTGGTCATCATCGTTAAACGTGTTTGCAAACTCGCTAATCTTAATAGCATCATAATACAAGCGCCCATTATAAGATTGAAATCCCTGCCCGGCTTGGGGGGTCTGACCACCTGTAAGTGGATTTATAACAAGGTTGGAATAAAATGTTATGTTTGCTTCGGACAATGCCGTCACCTTGTTTGCAGTAAAGATGTCGAATTGATTTCCCTGTGGGCTAGAAAGCTGTTTGCCGTTAAAATAGAGTATGCCATTCTGACAAACTAGAGTGTTAGACTCTCCGGTATTGTAGTCAGAGCTGTCTTCAAACACCAAAGCCTTGGCATATCGATGGTTCCCTGCAGATGCCATCTGTTACATTAGTTGCCGAATAAAATTCCACCTAAACCGCGCTCGATTCGTAGGATGTTGTAATTGACCGCGTACACCCTGAGCTCTGCGTCACCCCGGTCTGTACCCTTCGCAACCCCGTGAATGGTCAGCTTGCCATTGTCAATCCTGCTGAAATTACAGGTTCCTGTTGGGCGGTACTCGTTTGCATTCATACAAAAGTTGTACGTGTAGTACCTCGTGTACACTGGGCACTTGAATACAGAGTCGTAGTTGATGACCCCATTTGGGCACCTGTAATAGCCCTGAACCGTGTGAAAGTAATCCGGTGACATGTCCTCCAAAACGTACGTGCCATTTAACTGGAGGTCAGCCCCTGTAAAGGTGAAAAGGTCCCTCTGGATAAGTGGCGACGCCGCCTCTATCCCAAAGTACAGACTCTTTACTGGATGATTCAGGTACGAGATGTCAACATCATTCTTTCCTGTTGTTAAGGGGCTCTCCAGCCTCTGAACCTGCGTCACCATTATGTCCATCTTCCTCTCAACCATAGACTCGCGTTCAGGTGCGTCAAGGTACACATAGTTTGCACACATCCTAACATTTGAAACAGATGAGGAGCCCCAGTGGAACTTGATCTCAACCTCGTGGTACTGGAGGGCAACTATTGGCAGGAACAGCCCATTGTCACAGAAGAAGAAGTGCAATGGAAAAAAGTTTCTGTTGGACTGAGTAATCAGGTTGTTCATAGTCTGAGCCTTTGTTGGATTCTCAGCCAGGTAGACCGGCCAGATGTCAGCCAGGTAGTCAAATGTGTGTGAGTCAATCAGCTGACCACCTATAAACAGTTCAAACCTTGTCCCCGACAGATATTCAGCTATGTTGTCAGCCTCCAGCCACACCTCATTCACAAGGTCACCAAGGCTTGGAATCTTGACACTTGTTGTTGTGTTGGCATCCGCATCAAAAATTTCAATTCTTTTGGGAGCCATTGCAAAGTTTGTGTGGCGGTTGTACTTCATCTTGAAAAGTGACACCCCGTCATCACTTGTGATATAGGCATCTTGAACACCCTTTGAAACAAGCTCTATCAATGCACCAGACATTTACTATATTCTAAGAAAGAAACATTGGCTTTTTCCACTGGTCCTCCTCCTGTTCCAGTTGCGAAGCAACTGTCCCTTCAATCTTAAACCCACCCTCGTTGTAAACCTTCCGCCTCTTGATATACATTGCAAACAGGATTGACCACTGGTCACAAATGTCATATATGTGGGGGTTGTTCTTCTTTCCTACAGTCTCTCTCATTATCCTCCCAATTGACTGCTTGATGTCGGACTTTGGGGTTGCCAAGATGATTGTGTCAAGTGTTGGGATGTCCAGCCCCTCGTGAGCCTGGCTGAAGGTTCCAAAGATAATCTTCTTCTTGCTGGACTCCTGAAGTTCAGCCTCCTTCATACCACCCATGTAGAGCCCAGAGGTTTCAGGAAACTGTGAATGGAGCCACTGGCAGTGAAGCCGGCGGTCACTCAGAACCAAAAGTTGTCTTGTGCCTTTTGAAGCCTTTTTGACCAGCTTTAAGAGCACCTTGTTTCGCTGCTCATTCTCAACAAGCTCTGTAATCATCTCAGCCAGTGACAGCTTTCCCATCCTGTTGCAGGGGGGAGCCTCGCGGAACCTCCTACAGTCAAAGTCAATTGGAAAAACCTCAACCTGCTGCTGGTTCTCCCGCTCAATCTTGAAGAATATTGGGCCCATAAACCATGACAACACCTTGCTGAGGCCATCCTTCCGGTCTGGGGTTGCAGACAATCCAAAGGCGTGCCTGGGGCACAGCTTGAACATTGACTGTGAAAAAACAGCTGCGCAGATGTGGTGCGCCTCATCGACTATGACGGTCCCAACACTCTCAAACTGCTCAAACGTGTACTCCTTCATTGAGAGTGACTTAAGCATCGCAATAACAAAATCCTTCTCAATGTCAATGGTGTCCCGCTGGACAATCCCTATTGTTGCCCCTGGGCAAAACTGCTGGATCCTTTCACGCCACTGGTTGGCCAAGAACTCCTTGTGAACAACAATCATCGTGCGATATCCAAGGTGACAGGCTATGGCGAGGGAGACGGTTGTCTTTCCGTACCCACAGGGCAATGAGAGAACCCCGTGACCAGCCCGAATTGCTGCAGAAAAGGCTTCATTTTGTGAGGTTTCATCCCGGAGTTTTCCGACAAAATGGACTTTCCCTCCGAACAGGGCTGGCGCAGGCCTCTTGTCTTCTGCAGCTGGTCCAAACCTTTCCTCACCATAAAATCGTGGCACACATACGGATTTTTTGGTTGGTCGAAACACCTTGAAAGGTGGCGGGGGAAACCCAAACTCATTGTTTACTACAGCACGAACAGTCAACTCCTTTTTTGTTTGATTGACAATATCAGCCTCTTCGCGACTGTTATTAGAAAGGATATACCCACTCCGCGTTAGGGTCCCCATATCATATTAAAGGATAGTAACTTTATATCGGTATAATGTCATCCCTCAGCATCGATGAGAACATCAAGATTATCGGCGACACAATGGAACGCCTAAAGGAGCAGACAACCAATATGGAGCGTGAGTTGTACCGCCACGAGGGTATGATGATGGTGTTTGACAACCTGAAGAAGCTGGGTGTCGAGAAGATTGACATCCCAGTTAAAGTCAACAACCAACAAGAGGTTATAGATAATGTGCCTGTTTCGAATGGAGAACAGGAATCATAGACTTCTTAAGGAGTTTATGGACAGGTGTGATGGCAACATAGTG